AACTGAAAGATGCTTTTGATAGAACTTTGGGAAGTGACCGTATTTATTTGTTTGACCATTTTGGTAGCACTTCTTTGGAAAATATTGTCAATCGAGTGCGGTACATGGCAAAAGGTCTTGGCTGTGGTTATGTGTTTCTTGACCACCTTAGCATTATCGTTAGCGGCGGTGATGTGGGTGATGAACGTAAAGCACTGGACTCCATAATGACTAAGTTGCGGATGCTGGTACAGGAAACAGGAATCAGTCTTATCTGCGTTAGTCACCTGAAACGTCCGGAAAGCAAAGGACACGAAGAAGGCGCTGCAACATCGCTGGCGCAGTTGCGTGGCTCAGGAGCGATTGCACAGTTATCTGATATTGTCATTGGCTTAGAGCGTAATGGACAAGCACAAGATATGATTGAGCGCAATACCACATCTGTTCGGGTTCTCAAGAACCGATTTAGCGGTTATACTGGCAACTGTGGTGCATTGTTGTATAATGGCAAAACTGGACGAATGTTAGAAATTAAGGACACACTATGAACAACGACTTAGTAGAAAAAGCAAGGCAGTATGCCAAGACAGACGAATACTCTGTTACTCGTAACTACATAAATGCCTTGTGTCTGGAGATTGACAGGCTACGCACACTTAATCGGGATGTCTTTGGTCGTATCCAAGACAATCGTGCTGTCTATGCTGATGCCGAGCGTTATCGCTGGCTCAAGAGTGCATCGTGGGATATTGACCCTAAGATTGTTGCACCATCTGTGATTGCCTGTAATGGTGATATGTCGGAATGGCGCTGGATGATTGGTGATGAGATTGATGTCGCTGTGGACAAGTTTATTGCGGAGGGTAAATGAGTTTTACCATCTATGAACCCGATGGAAGAATGTTTATTCAATGGTTCTTTAATATGGATGAACTTATTAAATCAATGTTGAAGAACCCTAACCATGTATATCATAGGAATGAATGATGAGTAAGAATGTAAAAGTAGACGGCTTTGTATGGATTGCTGAGAACGGTTCAGTGGATTACGGTTTCTTCTTCGGTGATGCCGATGAAGCAGTGCAATTCACAACTACACTCAAGCAGCTGATTAGAGATACGCTAGAAGCCTACAAGGTGTTAAACACTGATGTGGTTGCGCACTACCATGTTGAAGACTGTAATCAACTGATTAAGGCTCTTAGCAACGCACAGAAGATGATTGAACACGAACTTAAAAGGATTGAAACAAATGAATAAACCTATTGTACGAATCGGTAATCGAGTGGTAAACCTTAACAATGTTACTTACATCATTGACCGTACTGTTCATTTTAATGATGGTACAAACTGGATTGCGCTAGAGCCAGAACTACAGGAACTGTTTGAAGCCATGTTTGAAACAGTTAGAGAAGAAACAGTCACTGTCGTTGAAGAACCGCTAGTCATTAAAAAGAAAGTAACTAAGAAGAAATGAAATGGACTGGCACTATCCTCTGTCTCATTGGCATTGGCTTAACTAGCCTGAACATCTTTCCTTTAAACCTTTGGTTTGGTTTGATTGGTAGCGGGTTATGGGCTTGGTCAGGAGTGCAGCAGAAGGACTATGCCTTGTTCACGGTTGAGTTTGTGGCAGTAGCAATGTACTTAGGAGGCTTGATAAAATTATGCTTATGAACAACGATAAGAAGTTTGATATTGACCTAGAGTATGGACAGGTCTTTGAGAAGAAGGTTGCTGATATGTTGCAGCACAGCAAGATAGAAGTAAAGACTGAGCGAGAGAAGTGGAAGTCTACAGGCAACATCGTTATTGAGTTTGAGAGTCGTGGTAAGCCTAGTGGCATTGCTACCACCGAGGCAGAGTACTGGTTTCATAACCTTGCACTAGGTAATGATATTGTAATGACTTTGGTAATCCCGACTAAAATACTCAGGAATTATATTGTTCAGACTATGCCAAGGATTGTAAGTGGTGGTGATAACAACACTTCACGATTGTACTTGCTTAATCTGCAAAGTTTAGTTAAAATGATTAACGTATGCGCATAGTCCTCGACATTGAAACCAATAGCACCCACGATAAAATCTGGTGTGTTGTGTGTCGTGACATTGACAAGGATGTTGTATCTACGTTTATGCAGCCAGCGTCACTGCAAGACTTTATCAACAACTGTGACAGCATTGTCACACATAACGGTATCTTTTTTGACTTCCCTGTTTTAAAGAAAGTTTGGGGAATACAGGTAAAAAAGTCACAACTGGTTGACACACTGGTGTTGTCTAGGTTATACAATCCTAGCTTAGAAGACGGACACTCGCTAGAGGCTTGGGGCAATCGTTTAGGACACTACAAAGCACCGTACAAAAAGATTTGGTCTTGGCTTACAGAAAAGCCTTTAATTGGTGAAGATGAAAACGGTAAAAAAGTTGATAAAAGTAATTTAGCGTTTGACGAGCCTGTCATGTCAGCGTTATTGTGGTACTGCGTACAAGATACAAAAGTAACAACAGAGCTGTATAAACATTTAACTCAGGAGATGGAAAATGGTTTCTCAAAAGAAAGTATTACGCTCGAACACCAAGTCGCAATTATCATTGCTGAACAAGAGCGAAACGGTTTCAAATTGGATATGTCTAAAGCTATACAACTATTATCTGAACTTAAAACTAAGTTGGATATTATTCAAGTTGAAATGGAAACCCTCTTTCCGCCAGTCGTCATCAGTGGCAGAACACATGGCACAAGTGGTAAGCCGCTCAACGACATCGTCACGCCGTTCAACCCCGGCAGCAGACAGCAAATTGCTAAAAGACTTCAAGAAAAGGGTTGGAAACCCAAAAAGCGTACCGAAAAAGGTAGCGTCATCGTCGACGAAGAAGTCCTCGCCAGTCTCGACTACCCGGAAGCGAAAGCCCTCGCAGAGTACATGATGCTACAAAAGCGGATAGCACAGATTACATCGTGGCTAGACGCAGTTGGTGCAGACAGCAGGGTTCATGGTCGTGTCATCACTAACGGCGCTGTCACAGGTCGTATGACACACATGAGTCCGAACATGGCACAAGTGCCTAACAGTGGAAGCCCCTACGGACACGAGTGTAGGGATTTGTGGACAGTAGAGAAAGGATATAAGTTAGTTGGCATTGACGCAAGTGGATTAGAATTGCGTATGCTTGCTCACTATATGAACGACAATGAATATACGAATGAGGTTGTATCAGGCGATATACACACAGCGAACCAAACCGCTGCTGGGTTGCAAACGAGGAATCAAGCTAAGACGTTTATCTATGCCTTTCTCTATGGCGCAGGAAGTGCCAAAATCGGGTCGATTGTTGGAGGTAGTGCGAAAGAGGGACAAAAACTCATTGATAGTTTTCTACAAAACACACCGAAACTTAAAAGGCTCAGAGAGAAAGTGGCTCGTCTCTACGCTAAAGAAGGATGGCTACAAGGTCTTGACGGACGAAAGTTACTCGTTCGTGCAGAACATTCGGCGCTCAACACGCTACTGCAAGGCGCTGGTGCGATAGTAATGAAACAGGCTGTTGTTATTCTGCACAAGAAGTTGCGTAAGTCAAAGATAGATTTTAAGATGGTTGCCAATGTCCATGATGAGTGGCAGATTGAAGTAGAAGAAAGTCGTGCTGAAGAAGCCGGCATCTTAGGTAAAGAAGCAATTAAAGAAGCTGGTATAATGTTGAAAATGCGCTGTCCTCTGGACGGTGAATACAAAGTAGGTAACTCATGGAAAGAGACACACTAATGACAGAAGAAAAAGACGAGAACTTGCTTGGGATGGTGGCTGTCTCTGCCTACAAAGATGGGACTTACTCGTTAAGTTCTTCCTTTGATTTAAAAGAAACATACGAGCTTTTGAAGGATGCAGTGTTGGATATAGAAGATGGGACATTAGAAGAAAGTCTTAATCCCTATACCCAAACCCTGCAGTAGTTGTGGTACAATGTTGTTTGCAGTATTCATAAACCGTAGTAGATAAGGAGTTTTAAAATGGAAATTAAACCAGTAAAAATCGAAGCAGAAATTCAGTGGGCTTTCTTTGACCGTGTTAACGACATGAGCGGCAAGTTCCAATGTGACTTGGCTAACCTGTCTGACAAGGCTGTGGAGGCATTGGAGTCGATTGGTCTTGAGCCACGCAAGCGTGAAGACAAACCTGAGAAGGGTTGGTTCTTGACAGTGAAATCAAACTACGCTATCCAACCTTACGACAAAGAAGGCAATGAGGTTAAGGACACCGTAGGCAACGGCTCTAAAGCTGTGGCATTGATTAAGCCTTATAGCTGGACTTGGAAGAACAAGAAAGGTGTTAGTGCATCACTGGCAAAGATTGTCATTACCGACTTGGTGAAGTACAGTGCCGAAGGCGCTGATGCTGACTTGGACGACGACATCCTGTGATAACAGCACTCATTGATGCTGATAGCCTATGCTACGCAGTGGGTTTCTCTAGCAACGATGCGGAGGAATACATTGCGATAGCAAGGCTTGAGCAAACAATGACTGAACTTTGTATGGACTTGGACTGTGAAGATTACAAGGGCTTCCTAACGGGCAAAGGCAACTTCCGTGATTCGATAGCAGTTACAGTTCCATACAAGGGTCAGCGAGTATCAGAAAAGCCAGTACACCTACAGGCTCTTAGATGCCATTTAGTGACATCGTGGGGCTTTGAAGTAGTGCAAGGTATCGAAGCAGACGATGCAGTCGGCATCGCTGCGTATGCAGTCCCTGAAGATGAATCAATTATGGTTCATATCGACAAAGACCTCAACCAGTTTAGAGGTTGGCATTACAACTACCGCAAGAAAGAAAAGTATTATGTCTCTGAGTTTGAAGGTTTACATTCTTTTTATACTCAGATATTAACAGGCGACAGAATTGATAACATCATTGGACTGAAGGGTATCGGTCCTGTTAAAGCTAAAAGGATACTAGAAGAATGTACCAACGAAACCGAATTGTACCAAGCAGTCCTGAAAGCCTACGAGGGCGACCAGCAGCGAGTACTGGAGAACGCACAGCTTCTGTGGCTGCAAAGAAGTCTAAATCAGACTTGGACACCGCCAAGCTCATCATCGTAGAGTGGTTAGATGCTTTAGCACAAGGCGAGTGGCACGAGGCTAAGCGTGAAGATTTAAAATGTAAGACAGTGGGTTTTGTGGTGTTTGAAGATGATGAACAGATTGAGTTAGCAGGAACCATCACTGCAGGAATGTGTAACAACAGTATCACTATTCCTAAGAAGATGCTAACAAAGGTAAAGGAAATTAAACTTGAAAACAAGCTCCGCAAAACAAAAAGGAAGGTTACTCCAGCAGTGGACAGTAAAGCAGTTGCTGGAGAGGTATCCACAGTTAACGGACAAGGACTTACGCAGTTGTCCAATGGGTAGTCATGGTGAAGATGTAGTGATGTCGCAATACGCTAAAGAGGAACTTCCAGCTACATTTGAATGTAAGTCTTTAGCAAAGATTGCTGTGTATAACTACTACGAGCAGTGTAAGAAGCATGGTGATGGTGAACCGATTGTTATTATAAAGCAAAACAATTCTAAACCACTCGCTGTAATTGATGCAGAACTTTTATTTGATTTGATGGCTAACAATGGAGATGAAGATGATGAATTATGATGACAGCGGAGATAGTTTTACAGTGTGTCTAACTGTTGAAGATAACAACAACACAGTTACTAAACAGTTTACTTTGCCTTACGATGAATCATGGACAACGGCTGTGGCTAAAATAGCTGACGGCTTGTCTGCATACTACGGTTACGACTTAAAGGAAAAGATACGCTTTGTCGTCACTTATCCAGAAGGTCATACCGGCACAGCAGGTGAAATGTGTATCTCTAAGCAAGACTTTGAATCCTTTATGGAAGCACAACAGAACCTATGAAAATCCTTCTACTCGATATTGAGACAAGTCCTAACACAGCCCATGTTTGGGGTCTGTGGCAGCAAAACGTCAGTATCAATCAGTTGATGGAATCTTCTTATGTTTTATGCTATGCAGCTAAGTGGCTAAACGAGGTAGATGTTCTGTTTGATTCTGTACACCAATCCAAACCAAAGAAGATGCTTAAAGGAATACATGGACTTCTCAACGAAGCTGATGCTGTGGTGCATTATAACGGCACTAAGTTTGATATTCCTACTCTTAACAAGGAATTTCTCTTACATTCTTATAATCCACCATCGCCTTATAAACAGATTGATTTATTGCGTGTGGTTCGTAGCCAGTTTCGTTTTCCTAGCAACAAGTTGGATTATGTAGCACAGCGACTTGGTTTAGGACAGAAACACGCTCACGAAGGACACTCTTTGTGGGTTAAATGTATGAATGGAGATAACGATGCTTGGGAACGGATGCAAGAATATAATATACAAGATGTTGTCTTGCTGGAGTCGCTTTATCATACGCTGTTGCCGTGGATTAAGAACGCACCGAACGTAAATCTGTTTAATGATGTTCAAGGCTGTCCTTCTTGTGGTGATACACATCTTCAGAAACGAGGAACATCTGTCTCTGCAACAGGTGTATATCAGCGCTATCAATGTCGGTCCTGTGGTACATGGTGTCAAGGAACAACCAACTTAACCAAGAAAAAAGTTGAGGTAAAACAATGTCAATAACGCAGGAGTTAGTTAAAGATTTGTTGGAATATCGTAATGGTATTCTTTATTGGAAAAAACAAACCTCTACCCGCACACCTATTGGTAGTAAAGCTGGTAAGATAGATACAAAAGGATACCTTATAATTGGTCTTAACTATAAAAAATATAAAGCACATCGTATTATTTTTTTAATGTTTAATGGATATTTACCCGCCACTATAGACCACATAGATGGAAACCGCTTAAATAACAAAATTGAAAATTTAAGAGAAGTTACTGTTTCTCAAAATATGCAAAATTCAAAAACGTATAAATCTAGTAAATCAGGAATTAAAGGAGTATCGTGGGAAAAAGACAGAAACAAGTGGAAAGTACAAGTTATGTTAGATGGAAAAAATAGAGTTGTACGAAATTTAGAAAGTTTAGAACTTGCTCAATTAGTTGCACAAGAACTACGAAATAAATATCATGGAGAATTTGCAAACAATGGATAACAACCCAATAGCAATGCCAACACCTTTTGGCTATCTTCGTGAAGAAACCTTAAAGGACTTGATTCAAGGATATAAAGCAGAAATGGAAGATTGTGGTGACACTTTAAGTCGTCAAGTAGGTGGTACACACTACAAAAAAGGTGTTCAGCCGTGGACAATCGCCCTTGATTGGGGACTTGACCCGTGGAGCCATAATGTGGTAAAATATATCCTCCGTTTCCCTTACAAGAACGGAAAGGAAGACCTAGAGAAAATTCAGCACTATTTAGATTTTTTGATAGAGAATTACGATGAAGTAAACAATAAGTATTACAAATAGAAAGAAACTATGCCACTGCTTTTACACGAAATCAAAGAAAGGTTAACCGCACTTGATGAAGTCACCTTACTTGAACTACTCAACATCAGCAGTGAAGACATAGTAGAGATGTTCTCAGACCGTATCGAGGACAATGCCGACAAACTAGAAAAGGAAGTTAATTAATATGGCAGCATACAACATGACCCCGTACAACACATTTATCGCCAAGAGCCGTTATAGCCGTTACTTGGACGATAAAGGTCGTAGGGAACACTGGGATGAAACAGTAACAAGGTATTTTGACTTTATGAGTTCACATTTAGCCACGAAATGCAACTATGAGTTGACTTCTGTGCTTAGAAATGAACTAGAAACAGCAGTAACCGCATTAGATGTCGTACCATCTATGCGAGCAGTAATGACAGCAGGACCTGCGCTAGAGCGCCAGAATGTAGCAGCATTTAACTGTTCTTATTTACCAATCGACGACCCCAAAGCCTTTGACGAAGCGATGTACATCCTTCTCTGTGGCACTGGTGTCGGTTTCTCTGTGGAGCAACAATATGTTTCTAAATTACCTGAAGTTCCGACTCAGTTGTTTGACAGTAAGACTTCTATTGTTGTGTCGGATTCTAAAGAAGGATGGGCAAAATCACTTCGCCAACTCATCGCTCTTTTGTATGCTGGCGAGATTCCAAAATTTGACGTATCTCGAGTTAGACCAGCAGGAGCAAGACTCAAGACCTTCGGTGGACGTGCTTCTGGACCCGGACCTTTGGAAGAACTTTATCGCTTCTGTGTCATCAAATTCAAAGGAGCAGTTGGTCGGCGTCTCAGTTCCCTTGAGTGCCATGATATTCTGTGCAAAATCGGGGAA